TCTTCTATTCTCATCTGCTAATGTCACTATTTCCAGATCTTCTTTAGCAATTTCTGGTAACTCATCAAAGGTGAATGGGACATTCTGTATGAAATACATGAAGACAAGTTTCTCCCCATCTTGACTGTCATACCAGCAGTAGCGTGTATGTATTAGGTATTTCATTCTCTTATCTATTTCCTCCGTCTTATTTATCCATTAATGTGGATTATAAAGACCCAAATAATAAACAAATAGACAAATGGTGACAATCATTGCACACCCAATAAAATAAATCATGATTAAGAAGGGTCAACGTAGGATAAAGTATCTACAGGGGCATGTTCACGAACATAATTCAATACACTCATAAACTCTTCAGGAGTATCACACTCCACAGTTTTTTTATCACCCTCATTAGAATAGATGTAAACTGTTCTTCTCGCTGTATCTACCACACAACGAGTCAAAAATTCATCTTCCATAAATTACCCTCTATATCCCATCACTATAAAGCAAATGGGATCCTTTGTCAAGATGCTGGTCTAGAATACCAAAAAGACAACACAAATCTCTCTGCTGCTCCTACTTCACTTACATAATGAAGGTGTTGGGAATTGGAGAATATAATCATCTTACCTGGTTCTGGTTTAATTTCTATATCTTCAAAACAAGTAGAACCACCTGTAAAATTATCATTCAAATAAAGCATTGCTGCAAATACATCTGGTTCATGTACATTATTATCATCAATATGAGGTTTCATAAATGTACCTATTGGCCATCTAACCACTCCAACATATTGTAATTTTATATTATCATCAAAAGTTTTACATTTATCTGTTACATCATTTATAACACTACTAAAAAGTTCATCCTTTGATTCAGTAAGATGAATGGGATCTACATTACCACCCAAATACTTTGCACCATAGTTTTGATCAAACTTAAACTTTGGTATATTTGGATTAGCAGTTAAACTTTCATTTGGATTTGAGTGAGTTACTCTCTCAACAAAACTATCTTCTTTATCAAATAAATCTATAAAAGATTGGCACAGAGGAGGATCTAAAAATCCATCCTCTACATAAAGTAGTTTTTTCACGAAGTAACAATATTTGGTGGTCCACTGAAATTAGGATCTTTATAATCTTTATCTGGATAATCTTCCCAAGTATCACCTTGATATTCAACAACCAATGGATTACAATCCTTTCTCTCTGCATATACATGATAGAAACAATCTATTGGCAATCCACCATTAGACTGAAGATATATCTTTTCATCATCCCATCTCTTTATAATAATATCCTGATGAGCACCTATTGGTTGAAGTTGAACAGTAATACTATCAATATGAACTAAACCTTTCCAATAGTTTGGTAGAAATATTTGTTTTTCTCTTCTCAACCTACCCCTAAAATAAACTCCAACCTCTGGTCCCTCAATACATGCATAACGCAGACGATTGCCTTCACCTAAAGTGGGGTGTTGCATATCAAATGGTTTTGGTTTACTGTCTGCGACTGCAAATCTAGCAGCAAGTCTTCCCTTATTACCACCATCTATATCACCAGTAACATATAAATCTCCTTTAATATAACAACTATTAACCGTTCCACCTCCTGTTACAAACAAAGCATGATCAGTTTGATCATTACCTTGTATCTCTTGATTACCATTGAGATTAAAAGCCCAAGGAGTTCCGTCATCACCATTAACTCTAACGTTTCCTTCAGTCTGAAGAGTTCTCTTTATAGCACCAGTAAAACAATCTTTATCATTATTACGGCATCTAGTTACCATTAAGTTTGCTGGTGCAGCACCTACATTATCACCAGGATCATCAGGGTCTCCCCCAACAGCACCTAATTTAATTTCTTTACCCAATCCAACAACCACTGGACCTTCCATATGAGCAGATCCATTAATTTTATAATCTCCTTCTTTAATAGGAGCACAATATCCTGTTCCTACTCTTAATTGTCCACCAACAATCAAGTCATCAAATCCCATTGCCATTTTTTTAATCTCCTACTTGTGAGGTTGATACAACATTATTTTCATCAACTTCACGTTGACCATTAGTTTTAGAATTTTTGACAGAACATGCATCTGTCACTGCTTTAATTAAAGATCCATATATTTTCATCATGGTGTTGGCAGCTATATTAATACTACCTGTAGAAGTAATTTTTGTCAATGATTTAGAATCAAGAATAATCTTCTTGGTTTCAAAAACACTAAAAGTTTCTGTAGCAGTACATTTAATATGTCCTTTAGAACCACCCTCACCAACAGCAATCAACTCTATATCTGTTGCTTGTAATCTAATTTTACCATTCGTAGCAAGTATATCAATATTACCATTAACAGCATTTATAAAAATAGTATCTTGAGGTTCTGTATTATCTTCACCTGCAACTAATGAAAAATTACCAGGACTTGTTGAAGATGTCCACCCCTTTCTTTGACCATCAATATCCAAAGATAATTGATGACGACCATCAGGAGTATCAAGCATTACACCTGCAGTTACATCCGCTTTCTTATGAATATGTCCAAACTTAATGGATCCTTTATCAGTACCATATTTTACAGCACTATAATTTTTTTTAGAAGTGATAGTAGGATTAGCATCCTTACCTATATCCTTTTCATCTCCAAATCTATTAAGATTTTGATTAGCTGCTGATCCGTTTGTCATAATTATTAAGTGAGGTTGTCTGGAGTACCAGGAATATTAAGTCTTGGATCATTACTATTAATGTCCGTTCCCTGTCTTAGAATTGCAGATGCAGGTGTGGTAATTTCGGCATCAATACTCTCCTGTAGAGTGTCATAAATCTGAACTTTTTGACCAGGTGTTTCATAATATCCTGCATAACGAATACCATCTTGATAGAAGACAGCACCATAGTAGGGTTTACCATCATAAAATCCTGTGCGTTTTAATCCAACCAAATCAGTTACCTGAATTAATTTAGCAGGATCAGGAAGACCAATAGGATCCACAATTACTCTAAATTGAGGAGCAAACTGAGCACTAATTCCTGTAGGAACTTTTGATCCAGTTGATCTAACTCTAATTTGAGGAGTAGCAGTAAATCCAGTTAGAGATGGTGGGTCAATAGGAATCTCTTCTATCTGACCAAAAGGACCAAACTTTGGTGGGAAACATTGTTCTTGACCAGTAATAACATCTTTAATACATACAACATCTCCTGGTCCATAATTAATTCCTCCATCAACAACTTTAATATCATCCAACCCAAGAAGTGCTGGATAAGAAGGACTAGATGCATCAGTTGGTTTAACAGGAGGTGTATATCCATTACCAGGATCAAATACATCAACTTTATTTACAATACCTATCCCAGTTAGTTTCTTTGGACAAGGAGGAGGAATTAATATAGCAGAAACACCTACAGGATTAACTGTCCAAGGTTGACCCTTTCCTCTACCTGTTCTTGGATCTATCTTTGCTACATTTGTTTTTTTAGTGATCTTCACTGCAGCCACTGCAGGGTTACTAGAAAAAGGTGCTTGGAAATCACGATTGAATAAAGTTAATTCCAATGTTCTCTTTCCCTTTGGTGCATTGAATGCATGATACTCAATAGGTTTTAAAACTTTTCCATCATCTTTAATACCATAACGAGAATCAACAGTAGCTTTACATATCTCAATTCCATCCAATTTAACAGTCAATACATCATCAGCTTCTGCTTTAATATCATAAGTTCCTGTTTCAGGAAAATCAACATTACTCCAAGTCATAATCCATGTAGTTCCATTATGAGTTTCAATATACTCTTCATCAGTATTCCAAGTAGGAGTAATAAATGGACCCAATTCTCCATTTGCATAAGTGGATAATGCTGGTCCAGAATAACTTACACCATTTTTTACAGATCCACTTACAAGACCTTCACCATATTTTGTTTCAAATTTATTTTGAGGTTCAATTTTAAATTTACATGTGGATCCATTTATATTATAGAATTTTCCAATACTAGAAGAACAGACTAAATCATTATAATCATTATCACCTGCGTCCTCCATTCTTAAAACAGTCTCCCCTTTAGTTTGTAATTGAATACGTGAAGAATTAGAACCTGCATTTGCCTGATTGGTAATCATAACAGTCCGTTGTTGACTTCCACTTCTGCCCGATTGACTCCAAGATTTATCACCAATTTGTATAGTTCCCAATGCAGTCCCTGAATGTCTAGGATTATCATTCCAACTTAAAGTAAAGGTCGCCTTTCCTTCTCCTATTATAGATCTGCCATCATCAGAAAACTTTACATTACCTCTATCAATAGTAAAGGAAGCATTACAATCACCACCATGACCATCTTTTAAACACAATCTCTTATTATTACTAGTAACTTCAATAGGATTATTTGCACTATGTAGTCCTGTAAAGGCAACGGTTTTTCCATCAGAAAGTGGACCTCTTCCCCCAGATCTTAATTGTACAGTATATTCCTTTCCATATTCAACTGTTTTTGTAATAGTTTCATTAATTTGTGGTCCTTTATATTGTTTATCTAATGTAAAAAGACCATCTATATCAATTCCATTAGAATAATCAGCATTACTATTCACTTTAAAAATAACATCAACTGTAGTTGCTTCATTTTCAACAATTACCTGTGTGTTATTTTGTTTGGTTGCCCAATCTGCGGTATTGAAAATCTTTTTATCAATTACATTAAAATCATATTGTTTATCATTCTCTACTTGAACAGTTATTGTATGAGCACCTTTATCTAAAAATATTTTACCAGTATTAGGAGATTCAGCCTTAGCTGGACTAATCATTGTTGAATTTGGTCCAAGAACTTCATTCCCATCAATTAAAATTTTACCACTATGGTCTATTGTTGCTTTTACACCATAAAATCCTTTATGCGGAACCTCAATATTCCAATTATTAATATAAGAAACACCTGATCCATCACTACCCTTTGTTCCTAATGGAGGAATTGGAGAAATTGCATAACGATTCATAAATTTTTTCCAAGCAGGTACTTTTACAGGATACCAATCTTGGTCTCCACGAGGAAATCTTGTAGTCCAAATAGGATTATTAGGACATCTTCCTTCTTGTGGAGGAGGTAATTCTTGAGGAATAGGTGGCATCGGAGCATCAATAATCATTGCAACACCCATAGGATTTTCATTCCAAGATTTGGCAGAAATAACCTCAATATCCTCAATCACGAAAGCAGTCTTAATCTGAACAGCAAGTGCCATTGGATTTCCTTTTGCCAATGGTTTGCCTGGAATCTGTTCTAATTCTGCTTTTAACTTATATGAACCTTCTCTAAAATACTTGACATCAAATGATTTTCCAGTTCCAGTTGAACCATCTCCACGAATTTTAAAACCATCCTTCCTCATAATAATATCTTCTCTTCCAGGATGACTAAATGTAAGAACTACATTATCATCAACCATAATCTCTACAGAATAATTTCCATCTGCTGGAAATTTAAGATTATCCCAGAATATATCATGAACTCCTGCATAATCATCAGTAGATGCATTTGGATGATCAGGATATCCCATTACATTTTCACTAATCTTCTCAACTGTATTAATTGGAGTAACTGCAGTAACTCTAAGATTACCATTCTCATCATACCCACCATCAATATCATCATCATAACCAATAGTTGTTTTATCAACACCTATTATTGAACCAGAACCCCTACTACCTCCAATAGTTTTAACTCTATACTTTTGACCTGCAGTAAATTCACCACTCCCTTTATCAAAAGCATATCTTCTGTTAACATCTCTTTTTAAAATAATATCACCATCATCTGCTTTTATTTTAATCTCACTTAATGCCAAAGAAGATATTCCTGGTCTATCATTTATATTCATCTCAAAGAAAACTTTCACCTTCCCAGTTCCAATTACTTTCATATAATTTTTACCATTTTCCTTTAAAAACTTAACAGTGGCTTTTGATTGTTTAACAACGTCTCTTACCACTTCTTTTTCTATCTTTTCAACTTCAGTAGGATCAAATGGGAGAACACCAAAACGATTTAAAAAATCAGCATCTTTACCAGCACCAGGATTAATCTTCCACAATTTTCTATTTGCTTTACCAATCCAATCAAGTGTATTGAAAACTTTATCTAGTCTATCATCCTTTAAATTTGAAGGTGGAGGATTTGGTGGAGCATCTACCATAAATTTACAGGTACTACCACTTATATCATAAAATCTTCCAGAACTACAAGAAGAAACTAGATCGTTAAAATCAGTTCCACCAGCATCTTCCATCTGGATAACTTTTTCACCATTAGTTTTTAATTGAATACGTGATTGATTAGATCCTGCGTCATTAGGAGAAGTTATAGTAACGGTTTGAGTTTTACTTCCACTTCTTCCTGATTGAGTCCAAATTTTATTTCCTATTTGAATACTACCAACAGCCTGACCTGAATGTCTAGGATTATCATTCCAACTTAAAGTAAATGTCGCCTTACCAGTTCCCTCTATTGTCTTTCCATCCTCACTAAATCTTACAGTTCCTTTATCAATAGTAAAAGATGCATTTGTATCACCCCCATGACCATCTTTTAAAGCAAGTCTTGTTCTATCATTAGTAACATTAATAGGATCATTAGCACCATGTAAAGCAGTAAATTTAATTAGTTTTCCACTTTGAAGAGAACCACTTCCTGCAGATCTGAACTGAACTTTATAAGGTCTTCCATATTCTACAGTCTTTGTAACTGTCTCATTAAGTTGTGTTCCTTTATATTTTTTTTCTATATCAATATCAAGATCTAAAATTTGAAATCCATTTGCATAATCAGCATTTGAACTAATTTTAAAATTAACCACATCCGACTCTGCACTCTGTGTAACTTCACTTAAATTATTAGTTTTTTGAACAATCTCTTTGATTTGATGATTTAATAAAGCTAAGGAAATTTTATGAACTCCTCGTCTAGATATACTTTTTTTAAATTTTAATGGTGCAGACAATACATGTCCAGCAGCACCACCTGACCCTATTGTAATATCTGCAGTTAATGGTTCATTATCAAAATAAAGTTTTGCATCATTATCTGCTTGGACTCTAAATGTATATTCACCTTCCCAAGGGAAATCTTCTTGCCATTCAAAAGTATATGTTTTTCCCGCCATATCACTTCCTTTTACATTTGAAGGTGGTGTTGGTGAAATAGCAAAATTATCCATAAAGTCACCCCATGCATGATGAGTAACATTATACTTAGTTCTATTTGCACCATCAGGACCAACCACTTTCATTGGTGTTTTATCTCTTGTTGTCCACCATTCCAAAATTCTTGTTTGAGCAGGATCAAGTCTACGTCCACTACCCAAAGATGAAGAATAAGCATCAACTCTTATAGAAGATAAAAGATCTTGATATTTTTGTATCTGTGTCGCAATTGGATCTCTTTGAGTTCCAATATACATTCCAGGACTCCAATCACCCAAATCTTCTCCATTAGGACCATATCTTTGACCAAAACCAACTCCTTGTAATGGGGGAACACATTGATCCAAAACATATTCTTCAAAATCTTCTTCACTATCAAATTCTTCAATTTCATCAATCACTTCTTCATTAATAACCGCAATTGCTACACCACCAGATCCTACTCCACGATCATCTTCAATGGCAACCAAAGGAGGATATTGATATCCATATCCCTTATGAACAAGATGAACTGCCAGCAAAGAACCATCTACACCAATAACAGGATTACCTTGAACTCCTACTCCACCACCACCATAAAAATTAGCTCTGGTGGTATCTTTTATAAATTGCGTCCCTGATGCTTCATCAAATATTACCTCTGCATATCCAAGACCTTCTTCAATATTCTTACTAGTATCTCCATCTACATTCAATCCTACAATACCTTTACAATCTCCATCCTCTCCAGCATTACCAGCAGGTAACATATCTTCTGGTCTTAATTTATTAACCTCGTTTATAGTTAAATAATGAACCTTTTCTCTATTTCTAAAAATAAAAGTAGTTCCTGGATTTAATTTGGCGTATTGATTTGCTTCGTGAATACCAACGTTATCCACGAATCCTCTGTCGGGTGAGACATAACCGACTCGGATGTCACATTTAGTTGCTGGGCCAAAAAGATCGAAAGACATATATTAGTTCTTTATAACAGTTATTTATTAAGCCAAATCAAAAGAATCTTGAATAGATTGTTGTTCTTCAGATGATTCATCACTAACAGATCTTGTGCCTGTCAAAGATCTTTCATCTGCAACTGCTTGAGCTATATCTGCATCAAGAACCTCAGATTCTGTGAGATCAACATTTTTTGTAGCTCTAGTTGGTTCACCATATGGTTGCTGTTCTCTTCTTTCAACATAATCATCAGGATTTGTAAGTTTAGCAATTTTATTAATATGTTTACTAGCTGCTTTACCCATTGCCATTGGACTAGGTAAAGAGGTTTGTGTTTGAGCTCCTCCACCATCACAAAGAGTATAAAAATCTGATACTGCAGGGTTGGGTGGAATTTCAAAAGGAAAAACATTCATCTTAATATTTTCAAAATTAAGAGCAGAAGTAAGACTTCCTTTAATATTTCCCAGTTTACTAAAAATACTACTCATTCCTTCATTTAGACCAGCAATATCACCAAAAGCATCTCTTAAAAATCCATCAATACCACCAATTAAATTATTATTTGTTTGGTCAATTATACTCTTATTAACAGCCAAAACCTCAGATATTACATCTTCAGATTTACATACAGGAACTCTAGGGAGTCCTTTTAGTTTTGGAACTTCTCTATCTGATGAGGTGTCATTTTTTGCAGCATTACTAAATTGATCAAACATATCATCCAATTTCAAAGTTTTACCAATTATACCTTCTATCAATCCAGCATTTCCATTAGTAATATTGTTATAAGTGGATAATAGATTTTGTCCTATCCCATCTTTAACATCAAGAAACTCCATTCTCTTAAATGCTGGTAAAGCAGAAACTGCCTTAGTCATTTCCTTATTCATTGCCTTCTGAGTATATTCCATCATTTTATCCATTACAGGTTTCATATATTTTGATTGTCTTTTAGAAGAATCAGAAATCATTTTTTTCAAATTTGCTTGACCTTCTGCCATTGACACTGCATCAGTATAACTCTTTAATGCATTCATAGCTTTATCAATATTCTGAACCAAATTATCCATATCAGTCTGCATCGCTTTATTAGTAGACTGAACAATATTATCAGGTTTTAATAAAACTCTCTTCTCACAATAGACTCTATCTCTTTTAAGATCAGCAGCCGTTTGTATCATAATGGCTTCACTTTCAATAGTGGCACCAGGTTTAACATCTGATCTTGGAGATTTTGCCTCTTTAGCTCTATCAGCAATTCCAGTCTTAACTCTCTTTTTGATTAAGTCACGAGTTTCCTCTCTACTTAAACCCTTTATTTCTGCTTCTTCTTTTGCACTATTAATATCTGCTCTTTGAGAAGGATTTATATCACGATTAATAGGTAATCCATATTGATTTAATTTTACTCCTACTGCAGGTTTAGCAGATTCTTCCTCTGTTTGCTTATCAGTTGGTTTAATTACCTTCTTATCACCATCAGGAGGAATTGCTTTGGCATTAGTATCTGGATCTATGTTTCCTTCAGAATATCCACTAACACATACACTCTTTCCTGAAGTTGTATTTGTAACTCTATCATCACCTATCTTAGTTGCTAATTCAGTTTGAGAATTATTTCCCATCACTCCCATAATAACAGGTTGTGATTCACCTTTACCATCTAAAAAGAATCCAAAGACAATATTACCTTGTCTGATCATTGGGGTAGATCCAGCATTCTGCAGATATCCACCACCAGTCACAGGATACATTACATTTGCCCAAGGAAGATTTTCAGATTTGATAACCTCTTCACCCAAATCATGAAGTCCGAAAATCCTTACCTTATACCTATATCCCCATCCCCTAATTGATTCGGGAGATTCAAATTTACCAGGAATTATATTGTCACGCCAATAAGAATCGTCGGCAATCTGTCCGATCCACCAACGAAAATCTTGACCTATAAATCCTGAATTAAATCCTCCTTCTGCCATTTTAATCGTCGTATACTCTACATTCTAATGAGTCTGGATGATTATCACAGTAGACTTCAAGATGCTTATCTTCATGTCTCGTATGCCAATCATTAATCTTACCTTCATTAGGTACTACTTCCTCTTCAGAATGATCATGGAATGCATCATTGTGCATCTTTAAATCTTCTTCTGAATATTCAATCATACCATGATTTACATGTTCTTTATGATCTTTTGGATCAATATAAGATTCATGATTTAAATCGTGTTTTGGAATTGGAGTTGTCATAAAATTAAACCCGTATGTTGGTATTTATCCTTTTGGAGTGGGACTTCCGACCCTACCGAAGGAGTCTCTAGTTAACACTAATTTAGTGTAAGTTTCTTTCGCAGTAATAAAATGGCATAGATCTGTTATGAGATATACACCACCATCCTCTTTATTTACTTCATCAGAACAGGCTTTATTTTGAGTAGTTCCTGATTCAGGAATATCCATAAAGACTGTATCACCAGCATGTAAAGAGAAATCACCAGGTATAACAATAGTTATCTGGGATGCGAATACTTGATTATAACGCCTTATTGACTGATTGAAAACCTTACTGTAGTCAAAGTTTATTTTCTTTGACTTATCAAGTTGGTCACTAATTGGTCCATAATTAAGTTGTCCTGTTGATATAGCATTCCAAGTCGTTCTAGTAAATCCAGTGTCAGCCTCATCCTTATCAAATGCTGAATTCAACTTTGGTAAAGAATCTCCAGCAAGTTTTAAATAAAGATCATCAACTTTTTGTTTTCCTTCTTCACCTAAAGCATTTGCTGTTACACTTTCCCAAGTACCTTTAAAAGGATCTAATAAAAAACTACGAGTGGAATATGCACCCATTTGTTTTTTTCTTTGAACATTGATACGATTATCCATATCTAATGACAATGCTTTTACATCATATCCAGCAGGAGGTTTTGAGTTTGAATCCTCATTATAAATGATAGATATTTTTTGCTTTCCACTTAACATACTATCAATTGATTTGAAATGAAATCCATTAGCAGTTTCCCAAAAGAAATAACCTGCTGTGTTACCTTCTCCTTCAATTTTAGAAGAAACTGCTTTCTTTGCCAAATCATTCAAAGTAAAAAATGGTTTCTTATTATTACCAATAAAATCTAAAGTTTTCTTGGTTTCCTCAATATCCAAATCCTTTTCGGTTTTTAAATTCTTTTCTAAGATGGTAGTTACATGATCAGAAACTTGACCAGCAAAACAAGTTCTAACTCTTGACCATCCCTGTTCATTGTCAAGATATTCTTTTGATGCCAAATTAAGTTCATAAGCTTTATTAGTAGTCTCTCCTAGTGTTGGAATAGAAGTTATTTTATTAATAAAAAGAGGATTATTATTATCAAGACTAAAATCAAGAGCATTTCCTTGATTATCTTCAATCTTTAAAGTTACTTGCTCTTCACCAATAATTGGCAATCCTTCAACAACACCAACCTTTCCTCCAACACCAATACCAAAGATCTTTTTCTTCTTAGGAAGAGTATTACCAGTATCTGTAAAAACCACTGATACTCTAATACTATCTTGAAGAATACTTTCCCAATATTGTAGACGAACTGTTCCTCCTACAATACTTGCATCTGTTTTATCTTTATTGGAAAGAATATCCAATTTCTTAATAAAAGCTGGTTCAGATGATCTAGCTGATAGATACGGTTTTCTTTTTTTGTTTCCTTGTCCTGCCATAGTTATTCCTCCTAGTTATATTTAACTACTTTCATATAGTCCTGCAAAAAAATCTTCTCCACCAGAACCACCTGAGATTACAGCATTAACTGATTTATTCTCAGAATATGATTTTTCTGTACTAGATGATGAATCACTATAACCTTTATCATAAACTTCTTGACCATCAATCACTTCTACATCATCTTCATAAGAAGCAGATGTACTTATAGACTCACTTTTATCAGATGATTCTTTATTAAATCCCATCTCCTTTGATGCATTTTTTCCTGCTGCATCTCCATAAAGACTTCCCCAAGAACCTTTATCATCACTCACTAATCCAAGAGGATCAAACATATTAAAAACTTTACGGAACTGTTCCCTAATTCTAGTATCATATTTTTCCAAATTAGTTCTTTGCTTCTCCTTACCCTCTTTACTTAAGAAAGGGAAACGAATTAACTCTATAATCATTCTAAAAGGAGCACCAACAATATCCAATATACCACCCAATGCACTGAACATACGATTAACAAATCCCATTAAACCAGCAGATATTCCCCACCAATATTTTCTAGGATCTGTCCACCATTTCTCATCAGCTTTTTTTCTCCAATCCTTTTCTATATTATATCCCTTTTTACCAAGTTGAAATATACCTTCACCAAGACCAGAAGCAAGAAGTCCAGCACCTGCAACAACACCTGCTGTTGCTGCTGCACTTATACCTCCTGCTGTTGCTGCTGTACTAGTAGTTGCTGCTGTAGCAGTTGTGGCAGTTGTAGCAGTAGCAGTTGTGGCAGTTGTAGCCGCAGTAACTGCACTTTTTCCAAGTAACGTTGCTGCTGCCTTCTTTCCCAACATTTTAATTAATAATCTAGTACCCGCTCTTTTCAATCCATGCTTAAAAATACTCATAAAATTTTTACCCCAATTGGATAAACCACCACTAAACTCAACACTAAATGCAATCATTGCTAAAGTTAGTGCTAATTGTAAATTCAAAACATTCTTTAATACACCAGTAATATTATCAAAAGTCTCAGCACCTTTCTCACCAAAAACATTTTCTATTGCTCCTCGTGTCCAATCATATGCTTTATATCCCCAATCAATAAAAGTTGCCAACCCACCAAGAATTGCACCACCAATAAACAAAATAGTACCACCAACAGCCTTTATCAATGGTAGTAATTTCATTATCTGTGGTAAAAAATCAAGTAATCGGATAGTTAACCATCCAAGAAGAACCTTACTAACAAATCTTTTTATGCCATCTAAAAAACTTAGCCTAGGCATTTTTAATTTATTATCTTCTTCCTCATCATCACTATCTTCACCTTC